CCGAACTTCTCCGAAAAAGCGGCAATGTCCTCAGGCGAGCCACCGAAACGCTGTAACGCAGCGTCAGCACCCCGAACAAACTCATCGTATTTCTGTTTTGTCCCCAGTTCGGCCATCAGTGCCGCTTCGGTCTTTTCGGCCTGAGCAGTTATGTCCGCTTCGATCTGCTGAAACGCCTCCACCTGGGCATCATTGTAAAACTTGAATAACCCTTCCGCCTGCCACGGCAAAAGCCCCAGATAATGAGCCGCCTGCTTAAATCCTGCCGTCAGTTTCTCATCCGTCGGGAACCCATCAGGCAGATTAGCCTCCAACTTGTAGCCGTCGGCAGACTTCGGACGGCCCAGCTTATCCATGACATAATTCCAGTTCTCCGGCGTGTTCAATTTTCCCGCGGGAATCGGTATCTTTTCCGCGCCAACAAGGGTTTGAGCGTGCTTGTAGCTCTTAAAAACGTCGCCCAGCCCCTTGCCCTCAAACGGTTTAAAAACAGGATCGTCTTTGAACTCTCCCAACAGTTCCGCGTTGATGGTTAACGACTGTGCGTTCTGATTGTCAGAATTTCCGTCTTGATTTCCCTGGTCATTGCCAGAATCCATATTCTGATCATCCGCCATACCGTCATGACCTCCTTAAAGTTTTTGCCGCAATTCGGTTGATAGTTGCGACTTGATGAATAAAAAGACGTTTCGCTCGCCTTCCCGAAATGCCGTTTCGTGCGTGTCGCCCTTCCAATATGTAACCTCGTTGTCATGGCAAAACGATTGCAGCGCCTTCAACACTTCAAACCCTTCCGGCGTGGAGAACGTCACACCGAAGTTAATTCGGAGCTGCTTAGCCGTGTTCTCCGCCGCAGTCTCTTGCTCGCGTTCCAGTTGCTCGCGTTCTTGAATGAATAAGTCGCTCACTGATTAAGCGCCTCCAAAACACTGCCCTTTTCGGCCCCTTTTGCAAGGTTCGGTATCTGCTGCGCCGCACGTTCGAGCGTCTCCGCTTCCTGCTGCGCCTTCAATGCCTCGGCCCTTTTCTGCCGGATCTCTGCGACAAATTCAGGCGGATTCAGATATTTCACCGGGACACCTGCCCTCAATGCCGTCCCTTGTGCAATCTCATCCAGATTATAGTTGTCCATGATCTCGGGGTTGATCTGTGCCAGGGGGGCAACCGCGTTGAGCGTGTCCACCGTTGCGCGCGTCTCGTAGGCTTTCATCATAAGCGCCAGGCGGCCAGTGTATTCGACTTCGATCCCTTGCCCCATCAGTTCGCGCGGCGGAGGCAAAATAGCCCCGGCCCGGAACAGCAACCAGAATACCCGGCTTAAAAACGGGTCCAGTAACTCCACTTGCTGCCGTCCCAGAGCCGGACCAAGAATGTAAATATTTTCTTCTAGCCGCTTGCTGATCTCATAGGCAGTCCGGTCCGTCCGGTTATCAGACGCCAACAGTTGAAATAAGTCGTTATAAAAGGCCTCTTTGATTGCCCGGCGCCTGCCCTCTTCCACTTCCAACGAAATTTCAAAACGGCCATTGCTCTGTAGCTGCTTCGGCTCATGCCCCGGTTTGTGGTAGATGATCCCTGCGGGACGCGTGACGGTCGTTGACAGAGCGGCCTCGGAGGTCGCCAGAAGCGGCGGGTCAATCTGTTTCTGAATGCCGCGCCAGTTATCGTAACACATTTGATTAAGCATCCGCCCATCGGGCAGCGCGTCCATGCCCGGAGAGCGGCCGTATTGCTCGCCTTCGTCCTTCTCCCATCGCGGCACGGCATAGGGGAATTCCTGATAACCGGATTCAGCCAGGACATTCTTTGCCTCTTTTTCAACCCATACTGACGCATACGGCATATTGAGGTTATCGGCTTTATTCCAATTATAGTCGTCGCGCGGATATACAGCATGGATCACGTCAAATGTTTCGGTATATTTTTGATCCTTGTGGGCCTTTTGAACCTTCTCAGAGCATTTATCCCCCCATTTCTGAATCATCTGCCGACAGGTAAAACGTTCAAGCCGATACAGCGCATCTACAACGCCTTCGGCGTCCTCCAACACGCAGCAATTACCGACAGAGAACGCCTGGCAGTTCAACGCATATCGTTTCCCTGGTTCGACATAAAGCACCGCAGTCCCAGCCCACCCTTCGGACCGGTAAACCTGCTGAAGCGCTAAAGGGGTATTTGATGCGTTTATAGCTGAACGCATGCGGTCAGTCGTGTCGGCCAGCCAATATTTCACGTTGGATATTTCCGCGATGGATTTATTCTTTACAGTCAGAGAAAACCACGGCGTTGCCTGCGGCGTCAGATTGCCGAACAACCCATTGGCAAAAACACGATGCGCCCGGATCGCCGTGCCGTCGTAAACGTTTTTGTACCTCTTCCCCCCTGCAACCCATTGATCATAGAGAAATTTAACCGCCACTAGATACTCGGATATTTCGCGCAAATGCGCTTGATACGCAGCTTTGTCGCTATCGAGTCGGTTGTATATCTCAACAATTTTTTTACCGTCAGCAGGTGTCGCCATTATACCGCCGCTCCAGTAGTGTCGCGCCCGGATTTGCCCGCGCCCAAAAGCCGCTTTTTCTGAATCGGGGCCTTATCGCCTGCCTTATCGCCTGCAAATTCCTTTTCTGTGGCCGTCGGCATAGCCTTTAAGATTCGCCGCTTTTCATCCTTCACAGCGGCGTTGCTGCCCGCCGTGTCGTCCGTCGGCATATTCCCCGGAGTTAGTGGCACGCTTGCCGTTTTCGGGGCATCCGGGGCCTTTTTGGGCGGAATAAAAGCAGGGGATTTGTCGGGCCCCCCGGAGATTTGTTTCATCAAAAATGCGCCGAGCAGCTCAGCCATATTATCGCCTCCCGAATAGATTGTAATCGGCCTGCCGTACATCGCGGCCATAGGTGAATATATCGGCTCCATTGTCCTGCATCTGCGGGAGCCTCCGCATTGCGGAAACCTTCATCGTGGACATGGAGCAATAAACGACCGCATCCCCATCATCCGGGGACCGGCCCAAACGCTTTTTGATTTCCTCTTTTGATTCAATCAGAATACCGCCCGGCGTCAGCTTCCATAACGGCGCACACAAACCGGCTTTCATCTTCGGGTCGGGAGGCAATGCAATCCGGCATCCGGTTTGCGGGTCCAGCATTTCCCGGAATCGCCACCATATCATCGCCCTCAGGTTGCGGAATTTCAGTTTCCCGGTTGCCTTGTCTGTTTGGGCCACACATGAATCTGTGTCATAACCCACAACAGGAACGACCTGCATTCCGTTGGACTCCAAATGCCCAATGGTTTCGCCGCCAACACCGAGCGCGTCCACATGCACCGGCGCGCCATCGCGTAAACAAGAGACGATCAAACCAGCCGTGACTGATCCGTTCGGCGTTTCTTTGCCTGGCCATCGTTTGAGCGGCGCGTACCAGTTTCCATATCTTGTTGACACAACTGTTTCATCCTGCCCACCACGCGCCACGTCCGCCCCGCACGAATCCATTTCCCCGCGCTGACCGTCCGGCGTCCATCGCTCCATTGCCATATCGACCCACTTTGTCGGGATGACCTGCCAGACGGAATCCTCAATGCCCGCCTTAAAGTCCGCATTCAACATCTGTGATCGCAGCGGTTCGGGGAGGGCCTGCAACGTCGCTTCGTAGCCAGTCGCCAGCAAAAACGGGTTGTCTGTGACTTTAGAACTGATGAACGTCCTGGATATGGGTTGCACCATCCGCCCATTGAGCTTAAACGGCCTGCCGGACTCTACTTCCATGTCCTTGCCGTCCACGGTTGTAAACCAACGTATTTCGCCAGGCTGCGCCGGATTCGGATGTTTATCGTCAAGCCACGGCGCCCAATACTGAATCACCCAGCGGCCGTTTTCATCCGTCGGCGGATTTCCCGCACAGATCACGCGGCAACGCTGGCCCGGCTTTGTCGTTCGCAGCCACCCGCAAAGGAAACGAAACTGTGATTCGTTGAAGTGTGTAATCTCATCAAACCCAATGAAGTCGTGGGGACGCCCCTGATACTTGATTTCATCCCCGACGTTTGAACACGATCCGAATTCAATCCGCCGGTCCTGCAGTCTTAAAATATCCTGCTGACCGTTCCAGCCCTGCCTTGATTTCAGGATTTCATCCAGCAACCGCGATTGAATGCCGACAAGCTGCGTAGCTTGGCGTCTGAAAATGATCGAATTTGTGTGTGCTGTTAAGGCCGCGCCCAGTAGCAAATCTGATTTCCCTCCACCTGCTGCGCCGCCGTAGAATACAATATCGGCCATGCTCTCAAGCGCGTCTTGCTGCGGCCCTGGCATCGGCACCCAGACAGGCAAAGAAGCGCCTACAATCTCATCAAACTCCGCCCGCTCATCGTCGGTCAGTGTTGACAGAATGTCGGTTATTTCTTCAATCTTTGCCGCTGCGCTTTTTGCCATCCGCCTTTTTCCTTTTTGCTGCCTGATTCATCAGATAAACAAGTCGCGTTGCCCGTTCCATGTCCGTGAATACATCCCCCGTGATGCGCTGGGGTTTCCCGGTTTCATCGGGAAATTCTATCTGCTTTGGCGGATTCATTCGCAGCAACTCGATTGCCATTTTCGCCGCATCCAGCCTCACATTGTGATCTATCAGCGGCTT